TTTGTCGGATTGGCAATCGTAGTTGTCTGACCCAGTGTCAGCGAAAAGTTGTTTGACGCAGCAAAGTCAGGCGTGACCGTAGCTCCAGGCGTCAGCGTTGTAATCGTTCCACGCTGTGCAGCCGTAAAGGTTTGCGCCGTACCAGTGACCGCATTGTCAGTCGGAAGCGTTAACTGCGTCGATACAAGCGCACTACCTTCCTTGACGTAAATCTTGTCCTGGTCAGTGGCATAACAAATCTCGCCGTCCTGTAGGTCAGCAAGAGATGCGTTTAGGTTCGCATATGTGCCGCGTGCAATTTTTATGAGAGTTCTGCTAGATGGAGTTCCGCTGGCAAAATTGCCTCCATCTGCTGTGCCTACGCTTGCGCTGCCAGTAGTAGCAGCAGTAATTCTGCCTTGCGCATCAACAGTGATGTCAGCGTTTGTATAGCTGCCTGCCGTTACAGACGTGTTATCCAGGCTGACCAGAATTGAACCGTTAGTGGTGATAGGACCACCTGTGGAACTAAGTCCAGTGCCAGTGCTTATGTCTAAGGAAGTAACCGTGCCAGTCGTTAGCGTCGTCCAGGTCGTGTCGTAATCAGTAGCAGATGCCTTGATTAGTGCTTGCCCAGCAGCTCCGCCTGCAGCAACTGTCCCCGCCGACTGCACCAATGACGCGACGGTTACTTTCTTAGTCTGATCGTTTACTAGGTCAACAATCGGCAAGACATCAGTTGTTGCTGGGCTGGTGTAGGCCGTGAGCTGTGAAATTTTGACGTTCGACATGGCTCAGACGACTTTGAACACAGTTTAAGACCAAGTGCTAATCGCCACTCGCTTCCAAGTGTTGGTGGCTGTGCATACGTAGATATAGTTCGCATCCCATGCGACTTCGCCTGCTGTACCAGCCGCTGTGGCTGATGCAGGGGTCAGTGTCGGGATGACTGGCCGAGCGCCAAGAGTAATGTTGGCAGCAGCAATCGCCACCATGCTTGTCAACGTGCCTGCTGACTGGACTTGCAAGTCCAATTTGCCGTCTTCCGTAGTGTCAGTTGCGTCCAATATTGACGCGACCATTGAGGCATAAGTGTGGGCAATAGGAGTGCTCGCGTCATTATTCGACTGAAAAACGATTGAGCTAATGACGTCATTGTCTACACCAGCGATACCACCTCTGTGGTGATACAGAACAACGTCAGCTGCTGATGAGGCTACATTTTGCTTTGACTCTACAAATACACCAGTCGACAAGCTTGACTGTGTGACATGAAACGTGTGCTGTGGGTTCGTCTCGTTGACGCCAACACGATCCCTAATTGCCCTTATTCTTGTTGAGTTTGTTCCTGCGTTGCTAGTAATTATATCAATAATTCCGTCTTCCGTTGTGTCGCTCGCATCGTCAATCTTGGCCAGGATCTGAGCGTACGTATGATCCTGACTGTTATCATTTCGACCGCGAAACTCAATGTTTCCTAAGTTGTCGTTATCAGCTGGTGATGCTGAGTTGCGATACAAAACAACGTCAGGAGCCGTGTCTAGGCCAGCATCATTGTTCTCAATGATGACCTGATCAGTCGTGTCAGCGCTAAACAAATGCAATTGTGCTGCTGCAGTGCCAGTTCCAAGTTGAAAGCCGGCACTGGTGTAGCTGGCAATGCTTGTCTCGTTAATTGTTACGCCAATTTCATCAGCAGCAGCCCTATAAAAGCCTGTCTGACCAGCGTCTGAGGCAAACGCGATGCTTGGCTGCGAGGCTGTCCCATCAAGAACATTCCTGAATAAAGCTTTGTAGCCAATCTTTTTGTTCTTATCTGCTGCAGTTGCCTCGCTGACATCAACAATAGGAATAGCATCGCCATCCGCTAATGTGACGATGTCATTTAGGTCCGTAATTTTGCGGTTTGACATCTCAGCAAGCCATTAGGACGCAAGGAACACAATAGCTTCCGTCAGCGTACGTCGTCGCAACCACAGTACTCGTGACCTTAGCGATTGTCTTGCTTCTCACGATGTCGTCTGCTTGTGGTTTGGCCGTGCCATCTCCTGCGGACATAAGCAAGTCGCCGCGAGCAATAGTCACGCCCTGCGAAACGCGAATAACAAAGTCACCCGTCATTGCACAGTAAAAATCTTTCGTATAAACATCATCATCATCGTCCCAGCCTTGAAAAACGCCTGCAACGTTAACGTCGCCTTCAACGGTGGATACACTCATTCGATTCAATTGCTCATTGTCTTCACTGCCCCACTCGCACATCTCGTCAAGGTTGGTTAGCACCGTGCCACGTTTAATCTCGATGCGATCGGCGTTTCCAGGGAGTTGTGACCAACGAGACAGGTGAGCACCTGTCAGGCTTACAGTTCCGCCACTTACAACTATGTTTCCTTCATCAGTATTCCCGTCTCTCTTAAATCTTATATAGTTTCCGTCAGTTGCCAATCTATTCAAGCCCAAGCAAAAACCATTATTTATTGCAATGTTTAAACGACCACGGTCTGTGATTTGCAGGCCCTCAAGGCTTTGATCTGTAGTCTCGAACGGATTTACAGTGGTTTTTACCAATATCGATTTTCCACCACTGGAGCCTACATCTTTCCCGATACTTAGTCTTTGAGTTCCGTCAACCCTAAACTTCAGCTCTGTCTCCCCTAAAACAGCACCATCAACCAAGCCTCTTAGCGGAGTCCAAGCATTTGCAGCAGTGCGAAGCTTCAGTGCTTGCGCTGAAGAATTGTCGGCCCAAGTCTGATATGCAGTCTTAGTGACCATTGCAGTGTCAGTACTGCCGCTATGATTTGAGAACAACGCAGCAAACCTTGCATTGATATCCGACCGGACTGCTGCACCTGTGCCATTATCTACAGTACTGTCAGAAGCCTGAGCCATTTCTTTATGGTTGCTTGGAACCGTATCCTACTGCAGTGTACCTAAAACGCCTGTCAATCAAGAGCGTGCCATTCTTAAAAGCGACGTCGAAGCCTGTAGAAGTAGGCTCGCTAAGCACGAAGTAGTCCCCTGGTGCCATATCGTAAGCAATAATTCCTACAGAGACGTCTGTATTCTCGTCTGTATAGAAAGGAAACTCAAAGGGTACTGTTTGCGTCTGATAGTTTGACTGCAAAGTTTTTTCGCTGGCCTCAGTGCGTCGCTCAAACTTGACGTCAAGCCCTAACGACTCAATTGCTGGTGTCTGGTCAGCACGCTTAGTGCTCAGCTCAGCCTTAAATTGAAAATGTCGGCCTGTAAATCTTGTGTTTTCTAACGGCACCCAGGGTCCGTAGCTCAGATTAGTTGCATTAACAAAGCTATCTGTCGCCTCAAACTGCAACGATCCTCCATCTTCTAAAATAACAAAGTCATCGACTCTGGCTGATCCGTCAATTTCGCCATTGTCATCTATTGCGGTACGCAAATACACTTGCACGTCAACGTCATCTGCGATATCTCCATCAAAATCTGACCATGTTTCTATCAGGTCAACGCGATCATCAAAAGTATTTGCCCTGTATACGCCAGTGCTATCTAGTATCCTTTTGAAAGATGGACTGTATTTAGCACCAAAATCAAAACCTAATGCAAAGTAATATGTGCCCTGTGTGCGCTGTGTTCCAAATATAGAGTCAATATTGCTAGTAAATCCATCTAAATCACTAACCTCATCATCAAACGACGCATCTCCGTCAAGCACTAAGCCGTCAAAGCCATCATCGTAATAGACACCATCTCTTATGCCAGGGAAGCTGTCTTTAGCTAACTGAATTGACTCGTAGTTAAACAATGGCAATTGGTCCGGCAAGTCAATAACCGCACTTGCAGCATTCAAACTTCTTACGCCTTGATTGTTCTCAAACTTGACAAAGTACTCGCCTTCTAACATCGGTAGTGTTACAGATGTGGTTCTTGCTTCAACTTCTCTTAGCAAGGTTGATTTGTACCACTCACCTGTTCCACCCTTTTTACCAGAGTGTCTAACAACAGCAATAAACTCGTCTAGAGGTAAGCCACTTGCAGTTGCAGACCAACGCACAATCACTTGATCTTTGCCAACTGGCTCTAACGTGACCTCTTCTGGGTCTGGCGGGCGATTTTGTACAGTTCCACCACCAATAATAGTCGTAACATCATCAGCCGTTGCATTAGCCTGAGCTTTGCCTGGCTTAGACTTATGGTTACTTGGTTCTGGACCAATCGAGTAAATTCTTACTTTTACAAGCTGCCCAGCTAAAACGCTGTCGTTAATTTCAACGTTAGTATTATTTGTTGTAATAGTTTTGAAGTTTCCGCTTTCTGTTATCTTGTATTCAACTACAAATCTGACTCCTCTTATATCTGGGACACCATCTGGGCCAAGCCCTCTTGACCAAGAAACATTGATCTGCTTGAATCTGTTGCGGTCTCTAGTGATGTCAAAAAAGCGAATTTGTACATCTTCTGGCGTGGCAGGGCGGTCGTCAAACAGAGTCGTACTAGGAAACTTGAGATCAGATGCCTTGCCTTCTACGACGTTATAAATATTGTCAACATGTTGTACACCTACAATCGAATAAACACCATCTTCTCCCTCAGCAACCGACAAACACCGAAACTTTTGATTTTGAACACTCGTATCTGTAATTGTCCAGACTGCGTCATCAGCAGGGGGTTCATCAAAGGGTGGACTTACAGTGATCGTTGATGTTCCATTAAGGGTTGCTGCACGAGCCTGCACACGCCCATCTGGCAAGACAACAGTAATCTGATCACTGTTCCCAGGCGGCGAGGATACATTTTGGTCTGCAATCACCTTATTTCTATCTGCCCCTACAATTCGGCCAGCCAGTCTTGCCCCTTGACGCATTGCATCAGAGACGGCAAATATTTGACCCGGCAAAACATTCAAACCTTCAATGCCTACAGAGAAGTTTACTGTCTCACCATCTAACTCTTCTGAGGTCATTACCCATTTCGCCATCCGCTGAGCTTGTGTTCTTGAGGTGCAACCAAACGCAACAATCTCTCTTGTTTGCAAGCCATATTTCTTGATTGTGTCTATGTTCTCAACAATTACGTAATTAGGCTTGTAGAAGTTCTCAGGGTCGTTATACCTTGCGACCACTCTTGTACTTCGCGTTTTTAAAGAAGAACCGCTGTAAATAAAACCGCCTTCTACAACATTTGAGTTAGTAAAGACATGGATAGGGTCAAGCGTATTGCCTTCTCCTTTTAAATTGCCATGATCAGCCGCCAGCTGAACCGTGTCAGACTTCCAAAAGACCATGCCACGAAACACGCTTGCAAGATCTTGTATGACGCTATACGCATCAGCCTGGCTGCTTATGACTGTATTGATTGCAAATCTAGGCTCTTTGCGTTTTTTTTGTTTAGTGCCAGGAGCTATCGGTCCAACTACAGCTTCCTCGTACTCAGAAATTTCAACTAACTCATTGCAATATTTAGCTATTGGTATCAAGTCAATCCAGCTTATATTGTTTACGGTGATGTAATCACCAGCGCCATAGCGCTTGTTAATCAACATGTCATAAAAACAACAGACCGGACAAGTAGTCCACTCTGCTCGCTCTTTCAATGAGCCGTCAAATGGCAAAGAGCTAAATTCTAAATATCCGTCTTTATGCGCAGTTGCATTTGATGGGACTGCGACTTTTCTTCCTTTAACATCGTAAGCGCGAGATGGCAGGGATGGGTATTGCTCTGCGTCAATTGTTACTGCTGCAACCGCTGTACCTGCATAGTTGATCTTTACATCCTTGTGAATTAGGATTTGATTCCACTGAAGCGTATCTCCACGACCTGACTCAAGCGGCACACCTGAGCCTTCTTTTTCTTTCAAATCTTTAAGATCAGTTTTTTTTATTTCAAACGCATCTTCTTTAGGATCAAACAAAAGTTTTTTGACTTTAATATTCCACGGACCTGTCGTGTTGGCGAAGAAGTCAAGCCGTATTTTAGGCGTCTTGAATTGATAGTTAGAAGTCGATATTCCCTCAATCTCGTCTGTATGCCGTACGATATAAGGGCCTCCAGAGGCTTGTATCTGGACCTCATATTTGATCCTTGCCGGAAACAGTTGGCCGCGAGCAACACCCTCGACAGCTGTTGAGTAAAGCTTTGGAATCGTAAAAACAAGTTCAACAAAATCTGCCTCTGGATCTGTAACTGTCCGAATAACCTGGCCATCTCCATATTGCCTTTTGTCGACCCTGCCAGCGCTGTTTAGCCTCTCGGAGTAATTCCGACCGACCTGCCCGTCTGTTACGACTTGCGGTATAACAACTGTTTTTTGCTTGCTTAGCTTTTGTTGATTTAAGTTGCCTACCGTATGACTCACGCTTTCCCTGAGCAACTCTTTGTCAGTTATAGGTGTTTCGTTGAGAAACACTCCATCCCTGCCTTGCACGCCTTCAATAGGGCCTTCGCAGATAAGGTCAATAGTTGTAATTGAGGTCTTAGATTGAAGCGACATAATTAGTTGCTATCAAGCAGTTTGATTCCGATGCCGTACACCGTGAAAGTAGTGTTATTGTCCACACTAGCATCTAATATTTCAAACTCAAGCTTTATGTGACTGGCTTGCGCGGTTCTTGGCACCTCAAGACGATGACCATAAACAAAAGGTTTTTTTTCGCTAGCCTCAAATTTGCCCTGTAACGTAGCCCCTGCCGTAGACACAATCGTGTCTCCAGCTCCCTTCAGCCTTAGGTTAATCCTGTAAGTCACGAAGCCATCGATCTGAGCAGAGTCTTCGTCACCCACATAGTCAAAAAAGTTTGTTTTTACTTTCAGGATCACGTCAATACTTTGCCTTGTTTTTCTGCTTTCACGCAATCGCTTAGTATGATACTCTAGGTTGTTATCGTTTACCTTGAGCAGGCTTGAATTAGCTTTTACAAGCCCATTGAGGCCAGTGCCGTCAGGATTTGAAATCGTTTGATCAACAACTTGGCGATCTTTTTTCTTGCTCTCGAATACCTTGTCGGTTCCGTATTTGCGCGTAAGAAGATCGCCCGCCGGCGCGATGCTATCACTTATCACTTCTCCGTTGACTTTTATTAGATCACGGTTGAACACCCCAAGCGTTTCCTTAATTGGGTCAGAGTCGTCTTTAATATCAACGTCAAGGGCAAGCAAGTGGCCTCCAGTAATTACACGCCCATAAATAACAGGGATGGTGGCACCTGTTCCAACTGTATTGACAGGACCATTGAATGCATACGACTGCTGCCCCGATGCACCTCGGGTGTTGCCAGTTGGACCTGTACCACGAACATTAGTGCCACCTTCAAGTCTGCGGCTGCCAAGTCTCGGGACTTCTGGCTGTGGTGAGATTAAACCTGCTACGCCGCCTAAGGTTAAAGCAATGCCAAGATTTCCACCTACTGCAACAAGTGATGCTCCCAAAGTTGCAGTAGCTGCAGTTCCAACCGCGCCAGCACCAAATCCAGCTGCTCCGCCTAATCCGAATCCTACCGCAGGATTCAAGATAGCTAAAGCAACCAGACCAACCCCAGCCAAAATCTGACCTGTTGAGCCACCACTACCACTAATTACGGGCACAACAATTAACGGCCTGCTACCAAACGGCAGGTGCAGTTCGTCATATCCCATTGCTGCACCACCCTGAATCACCTTGTAGCCAATGCCGTTGTGATGGGCCTCGACGAGGTCTTTTTGTAGCTGCGGGTAGTTAAAGCAAAGCAGCTTTATGGCATCTGCAGGCGTCCTAAGGTTGCAGTACTCATGCTCGTATCCGTATTTTTCGCCTAGCTCACCTGCCAGCCTGACAAGTTGCATGACGAAACGCGGCCACAGTCCTTTTCCAATAGTACTGCCGCAACGGCTCCACTGCACTAATACTGTCCATGCGTTGGTGCAAGATCCTGTCGTTGCCTAAATAAATGGCTGCATGCATCGGTGCTCTTGTTCCAAGGCGCATCAGCAATACATCACTCTCTTGCCGATCGTCTAGGTCAACCTGCCAAAAGCGCAGCTGCCTTGCATGCCTCAAAAAGATACTGTCAGTAGTCCCAAGGTCTTCAGGTCGCTCAAAGTCCGGCAGCATTACACCGAGCAACTCAAAGTATTGACGCAGCAGTGAATAGCAGTCTTGCTTACCGTAACTCCACTCCTTGCCAACTAAGGGTCGACAGTCAACCATTCCTTGTTTGGTACAGAGTAGACGTACCAAGGCATTTTACTTTGGCTGCAAGCCTTGCGGTCATAATGGCTTACTGGCGTGCCCTGCGGATGTGAATGAACAACACCTTCAATTACGCCAGCACACATTGCACGACCGTAGTCGACTGGGCTAATAACGAAAGTCTCTTCCGGATTGTCTGCAATGTTGCGACAAGGAAAATAGCTACCACTGACGACTAACCCTGCTGATTCTTTTGGGTACTGCTCTTCTGCATGGCGAACTGCTTCACGCTTGAAGTCTTGCACCTGGGAATCCTCCGAACGGCAGGGAATTGTTCCTATCTGACTTACCCTCAGGGAATCTTACCCTACAGCTTGACAGCCTCTTGCCACAAACATCAAGAGCCTCTTTTTCAGCTTTGGTAAGGCTTGAGTCTGTGATCTCTTGATCGTCAATGTCAAAACACTTGTCTCCTTTATATGGACATTCTCTTTCTTTGTATTTCCATTGGCAAAATTCGGTCACAGTGCGTCTAGGTAATTGCAGGTTGGTTAAGTCAAGCTTCGCTGTAAGCTCGAACTCAACAAATTGCAAGTTTTCACTTGCGACTCGATCTATATACCAAGTCTCTACCATCTTTGCGTCAGGGTCAGCTGTATCGTTATTGCCCTGACTTATTAGGCTATTGTCATCTTGCGTTGCCAAAGAATCACTGTCTTCTGTCTGTGATGACTGTGCTTGCCCAAAGTTAGCAGAGTCTAAAAACTTAGCGAATGTCCGTATGCGAACCACTTTTGCTCCTAAAGGATTGTATTGAGCCAAAAGCAAGCTGATCGCACCGTTTACATTTGCTACTCGCAAAGATGGCCTGGGTAAGGCTCCTTTGCTTGTAAACTCAAATCCATCAACCTCGACAGGTACGGCAGGATATGTCTTACTGTCAAACTGAATGTCAGCTATCAAGCCATTCTTGCCCGCGTGGTATCGCAAAGTGCTCTGCACGCCGTTTATATCTAGATCTAAGTGTATTTCAAACAAGTCAATAATTGCTGTCGGTGCTAATGCTTGCAGCTGCTCTGACAGCGGCTCAAACGCTTCCCACTCGAGCAAACTATCTTCATTGTCAATAGTCGTAAGGGTAATTTTGCGCGGCCATTCCGGCTCAGCTGTCCCTGACGTACCCTCAACTATGCATCTGAAAGCGAGAGTGTGTCTTGTTTGCAGGTCTTCATCTCTAGATGCCCTGACAACATCACCAACGCCGTAAATTTGGCCAGCCTTCCACTCATGCCTGTTATACGGAAATGCCATTAGGCCTCAAACACCTGCTCGAAAGTAGCAGTGATAGTAAACAAATTAGAATACGGCAAGGTCTTTTGCCACTCACGGCAAATCCACCTGTATGTAGCCGTATCATCTGGTGGGCTCCAGTCAAACGACTCAACGCCTTTGCGAAGCTCTAAGAAGGTTTCAATGTTATTTGCCTCTGTAGACGTTCTGTTCTCGAAAGACAGTGTCCAAACCTTAGGATCTTGGTTAATGCCAAACGTCACCCTCTGCGAGTAACCAGAGCCAAATTCAACAGCGCGAACACGCGGTTTTGACCTTTTGCTGGCTCCGTAGTCAGGAGTGAAGGTGAAAGTTTCTGCCATTAGCTAAGCAAGCCTCCAGGACGCTTCTGCCTTACCAACTCAGCCTGCACTGCTGCTCCAATAGCAGAGCCAAGAGCTTTTGCGTTGGGCTGGTCGCCTTGCACTCTGGAGCCTGATGCGTCAACGTTCACCACTACATTACCAACGCCACCAGAAGCCTCAACGCCTAACTTGCCGTTAGACCCGCGACGCAGCGGCATAATGGCTTCTGGGCCTGCCTCTCCCATGATCCCAGCACCCTTTGCCATTGGGAAGATCGTTGGCTTATTAACAATGCCGCCATATGCAAATGGCACGATCTTGTTCTTGGCGTAAACGTTGCCTTTAGCGTTCGCGACGCTACTAGCACTGCCTCCTAATTCAAGGAAGTTACCAACGCCAGGAATAAGCGAAAGCCCTTTAAACAACGCAGCCTTGGCAAATATGCGAGAAAGGTCTTGCAAGATTGACTTTGTCATGTCGGCAAAATCTGCCTTGCCGGTTGCCACAAAATCAGCAAACGTATCGCCTAACGTCTGAACTGCCTGCACCGCTTGTGTCGCCAGTGCATCCTTCAAGTTCATTGCTTCCTCAAATATCTTTTCCAAGCCATTTCTAAAGTTATCTAAAGGCTCTTTTGTCTTTAGAAGCTTTTCTTTGATTTTTTGATATAGATCTGGCATGCCCTCTAAGAGGACTTTCATCTCATCTAATATTTTTTTACGTTCATATTCTTCCTGAGTGATCTCGCCAGCAAGCACTCTTGCTTGTTCAATTCGATCTTTTTTGCGGGCCTCTGCTTCTGCCTCTCTTTCTGCTTGGTCGGCACTTTCTTGCCTTAAGTCTCGGCCTCTAATTACTAAATCAAAGCCAGCCTGCAGAATTGCGTTCGCCCGAGCGAGAGCGTCTTCCGTCTCTTGGTTCGCAGTCAAAATATCTAATTCATACGTCAAAGACGACTCAAGGAATTTGTTTTCATCAAACCTTGCCTGACGAATCTTGTTTCTTATATCAAGCTCAGCTTGAGTCATCATGACTCGTGTAGACCCTGAGCCGCCACCATCTGAGTCTGGGTCGTCATAGTTATTTGGAGTGTAAGACTTAGGAGGGTCAATAGGAAGACCCGACATGCGGTCATACTCGACGCCTGCAACCGTGTAAGTACTTGCAAGTTTCATTGCAAGTGACAGGTTGTCAGCAGCAATTTTTGCTGCCTTTAGTTGATTTTCAAGTTGTCTAATCATCCGTCCGTTGCCTTCTGTCTCAAGACGGTCTTGCAACTCTTTAACCTTGTCATTCATCTCGCGAAGCCTATCGTTAGCCTCCTTATTAGTCGTCTCTCCAGCTATCACTGACTTATTGAATTCTGCGTTCTTTTTGCTGTATTTGACCAAAGCAACTGTTGCTGCCGCAATACCTGCAGCTAAAGCAACCCAGGGATTGAGCAAAGACGCAGCTGTAAAGGACTTCATCGCCACTGTCGCCTTTCCGAAAGCTGTCCCAAGCGCAGTTGCAATCCCTATAAGATTCTGCAAAGCCAATGCAATCCCAGCTGCGCCAGCAACAATCAAAAGCTCTTTAAAGTTTGCTATCAAGAAAGACGATGCATCTAGAAGTGCATTTAATCCCCTGGCTGCAGCGACTGCACCTGACTTAATGGCAGGAAGGATTTCAAGCACAAACTCCGCAAATGCTTCTTGCAGTGCAGCTCCAATTGGCTGCAAAGCCTCACCAACTTCGCGACGAACTTGGTCAAATGCAACTTTTGCCTTTGCTCCAGCATCCGCACTGCTATCCGCGATAGCTCTTGCTGTTTCTTCGTACCTCGGCCCTAGACTAATTATAAACTTCATTAACTCATCTAGGCCTACGGTGCCTGCTTTAAATGCTTTTTGCAGCTCCGGCAAAGTCATCTTATTTGCCTCTGCAAATTGAGTAACAGCGCCTGGCAGTCTTTCACCTAACTGCCCAGAAAGCTCTTCTGCACTAACACGTCCCTTGCTGAAAGTTTGCACCATAGCTGTTATCGCCGACTCTACATCTTGCGCTCCTCCACCTGTCGCTTTTATCGCAGAAGTAACATTTCTAAAAACAACTTCTGCGTCCTCGATGTTACCACCTGCTCCAATGACTGCAGCTGACAAGCGCGTAATACCTTTAGTTGATACAGCCAAGGGTACATTAAAGTCCTTTGTAACTTCTGCCGCTGCTTTTAAAGCATCTGTGTACTGTGCGCCTGCTACACCCTCAAGAGCTATCTCAAGCTTTTGCAGTTGAGCCGCATAATCAGAAGTTGCGCCGAGCGCCTCACGCAGCATCTTCGCTTGTGCGCCGAGTGCGGCGCCAGCTGCTACTCCTGCAATGCCGCCAACTGCACCACCAACGGCGGCACCTAACGCACCTTCTGGGCCGCCGAAAACTCCGCCAGCAGCAACACCACCCAACCCTTGAGCTATGCCCCTAACAGTAGGTCTGCGACGACGCTTGTTTAATTTTTCAAGTTGACGATCTGTTTTTTCTATTTGATTACCTAGTTCGCGAAAGTCTTGACTTGTAGGGTCAAGGCCTGCTCGCAATTGTGCAAACGCAGCTCTCTGCGCCTGCAGACTATTAATGCTGCCCTTAGACGCAGCCGCTTGTCGATTAATCTCAGCCGTCACTTGCGAGAGAGAACGACCCATCATTTCAGTAGCTGCCTTTGTATCAGCAGAACCAATAGAAGCAATTGTCCTAAAAAGACCACTAGCTTCAACTGGTTGATCAAGCATTAAGGGAGGCAAAGCGCCTCTTTCTCTGCGCCTGCGATTTCTAGCTATAGATTTAGCTACAGGATCAGTTTCGCCACCAAAACGTCCCAAAGTGCCTAAACGCGACCTGATCTCCGTTTTACGACCGGTTGGGTCAAGAGGATTTATGTCAAGCTGTCTTTGAAGGTCATTAATCCTACGCAAAGTTGATATGTACTCTTCGCCTCCAATAACAAGATTGCCTAAATCAGACCGAAGCTCTTTAAGCTCCATCTGAACATTGTTTGTAGTTGCAGGTAGCTGGTTCAGCTCCCCGCCAAAGGTCTTTACAATTTCTGCTGCAGTCCTAAGTTTTTTATTGTTATCAACCTGCGCTTTAGTAACAGCTTGTATTTTCGCCTGCAATCTGCTCTCAAGCCTGATTCTTGCCTCAGCTAAAACATTTTGCCTGGATTGTTGAGCAACAAACTCCTCACGTAAGCCACCCTGCTCGTCAAAAGGCAGTACAGAAGGTCGACTTGCTGCAAAAGCTTCTGCCTCTAGAAACCTACCAGGGGTAGCCTTTACAAAAGTGCCTCTACGTCTAATCGCCGCTTGACTTGTTTCAGCAGTCTGCTCAGCTTTCTTGAGCTTTGCCTCGTAAAAAGCAATGTCCTTCCCAAGTTGCTGGAAAGTTTTGCTATTAAGGGCAGACTGACTCTGAAGCCCTTTCAAGGCTGTAACTTGACCTCTAATTACACTTATGCTCTCTCCACCTGATGTCGAAAAGTTTTTAACTCCTTTCGCAATTTCTTGCAGGCTTTTGCTAGTTATATCCGCAGTGCTGGCAAGCCCCCTTAGACTACTTTTTATCTTGGCGATCTCTTCAATACCTTTGAGGCCAAGCTTGATCTGTAGTTCTTCGACAGTTTTAGCCATCTGCCTTCTTGCTGAATTCGGTCAGAGCAGCGGATTCCATAATGCGAAGACCCTCTAGCACTTCACGACGGTTCTCCACATCATAAAGGTCGAAAAGGCCTCCGGAAACCAGCAATACGTCATATCGCAACCCAACGTACCCAGCCATGCTGACTGTCCATTGCGTCTGCATGCGCAGGAACATCATCACAATGTCCCAGTTCTCGTCCCATACCTCAAAATCCGCAGACTCCTGCTTTTTGGGTTTTGGCAGCTCTATACCAAACGCCGCAGCGTCCTCTTGAGTCTTGTCCTCAATGATTTTACCGCCAGAAGCCCAATGCACTGCGGCCTCCTTCAGTTTCCCGCTTGCGCCTCCCCATAAGTCTTGGTGTATGCAGCGAGAACAGCTTTCAGCCAATCGACGTCATCGGAGAAATCATCTAACTCTGCCTCTGAAAACTCAACTGGATCTCCATCCTCGTCATTAATACCTTCCCATCCAACAAGAACTTTTTTCAAAAGAGAGACGCCTTCTGCCTCGCTCACACCCTCAAGCTCTGACAGCTTGACACGCTTGAAAATCGCAGTGAATTCTGATTTTTCAAACTTGCCAGGCTTTTTCTCGCTTGGCTCTTGTACTTCTACGGGCCACTTGAAAGTTTTGACCTTTTTGCGAACAAAAGCCATTAGCTAATCGAACAAACCAATTTAGCTTACACAAAAAAAGGGAGCCGGCCAAGGCTCCCTTATCCCAGCCCAACGCTTTGACCTTAGGTGTAAATCAAGTCAAACTCAACGTTCGCAGACGAGTCTGGTACACAGGTGTATGGGATGTTAAGCATCGCAATACCGTCCTGGTCGCCGTAAGACACATCACCAATGTCAACCTTTGCAGAGGTGAACTGGACAATGTTCCCAGCAGCAGTGCCATGAGTGAACTGCAGATTCCCCAGTGCAGCGTCATCGTCAACCGCAGAAGCGAAGAAGTCCTTGGTGCCGAGAGCCACTGCCTCAATCGTGACAGAGCCACTCGCCGCACGATCAGTGATCAGTACCTCTTTAGAACCGCCTACAAGCTCTCGATAGACAGTTGAGTTGCCTAGGTCGAACGAGAAGCTTTGCAATGCACCGGCATAAGACAACAGCTGGAAGCCTGTAGTATTGCCGTTTTTGAACAGCAAAGGATCGTCTTGGTTTGCATAGGTAGGCGTGATCAAAGCGCTGTCGTCTGGTGCGACGTAAATACCAGTGAACGTAAAGTCCAAGGTCGGAATCTCGCCCACATTGGCAGTGATCGCAACGTTGCCGCGGCAGCCAGTCACCTTGTGCCTAACACCGTCAATCATGTAGTGAATGGTGACTGACGAGAAGCTTGCGCTGACAGGCTCATACTTAACGCTAGTGCTTGCAGTCACTGTTTCAGCTAAGCCACAAGCCTTGAGAGCCTTGCCGTATTGAGGTGCAGTGCCAGCAGCCCCAGAACCAGCAAGCTCAACGCTGAATGAGCATTCAACGCGAGTGTTGGCCAAAAGCTGCTGAGATGCGCCCAAATAAGGACGAATTAGGTCACGGCTGACAACATCACTGCTTTGCGGTGTGATTTCCAGAGCCTTTACCAGTACGGCGTCCGCTCCTGTTGGAGTCGGATCGGTTGCATAAACCGACTCGCTTTCTATCAGAACTAGGCGTTTGCGGAGTAGCAGTGCCATCGGTTTCTACCTGTGGTGGTTGTGGTGGCAGCGTTCGCTGGATCAAAGTGCGTACGCCTGTTTCAGGATCAAGGAGGTAACTCCCGCCATGACCACTGTGTTCATCCAACATGTTAAGTGGAAAGGGTGTTTAGGTTTATCGTAGCCCTACCGCCCTATTGCGTTAAATCGTTCACATTCGTTCGATAGCGGACGTCGTATTCGCAGCTGATGATCCCCGACGGTTTGTCAGATTCAATAAATTCAAATTCTGTCCTGACAGGTACCACGTCGTGCGCATAGCCGCCAAGCGTTAAGTCAGCCATCACTTTGCTGTGGAGCGATTCAATCGTGTCATCAGCTGCCTGGTCTGGAATGTCGGCTCTTTCAATCACAGTGATCCTTACTGTCATCGTCCAATCAAGCTTTGGCAAGCTTGTGGTCTGTACGCAAACATCCCGTATAGGTTGAACAATGATTGCGGGAGACTCGACTCTTGCTACTGGGTCAACACGAGTACGGAAGATTCTTGTTCCAACGCCTGCCGTACCAGTCAATGCTGTCCTGATAGCTGCCAATATGTTTTCGCGCTTGGTCGTCATGACTTCATCAGCATCACACGCATAATCTTGCCATCATCTAAAAGCATCGGCTCGCGCACCGTGTAGTTCACACTATCGACGGTCATCGTGTCGCCATGAGCTACTTCGGAGAAGTCTGCCGTCTTGACAACCACTGCATAGTCGGTTGTTAGTACTACCCCGTCAGCAATGATTTCATTAGGCGATTCAAAGTAACCCACGCTTATGGTTCCGCCTAACACCACTGGAACCGTGAAGCCTGGAGTGTCAAAAAAAGCGTTTAGATCTTCTTGAAAATCGAGTGCCATATGAAAATGCCCCTGGTTTCCCAGGGGCGTTGATCATGGATCAGTTGTACTTCTTGCGCCCTAGTGCAGTGACGCTTACCGCACCAGCACCAGTACCACCAGCGACAGTGATGACAGCACGGGCATATCGCTTGATCTCATCGGTGTTGACGACAAGAGTTTCGACAAGCGCAGTGTTGGCAGTCGTAGTGGTGAACGCAGCATCAGTCACATCAGCAAAAGTGCTGTTGTCAGCTGAATCCTGCACCTTGACCGCATAGGTGATGCCAGAGCCGCCAGCCTCAGCATCCAAAGTCAAAGTGATGTCACCTTCATAGTCCAGAAGGTCAACGCCTGTTTCGTTGCCAGTTGCGGTGACAACGTCGTTAGGCGCAAACGACAGGACGGTCAAAGTCCGTCGAGTGTTGCCGATGCTCATGATTGCTTGGTCCTCTTACGAGTAGTTGGCTTTTTCGGGGGGCAAGCCGGTGCCTCCTCTTCTGCAGGGGCATCCTCTTGCTTGTGCTCAACAGCCTTGCCGAGACCAATTAAGGTCTCAGCATCGCTGTCATCGATTTCCAGGATGGAGCCTGCATCAGCAGGCTTACCAGAAATCATTACTGATCTGAGGATTTCGACCTTCATCAGGTGGCGAAACAGAATGCACCAGGCTGTTTAACAGCAAAGTCGACGTCCTGCAACGCAATGATACGAACCGTACCAGCGGTAGCACCTGCATAAGGATCAACAGTCAGGTCCAGGCCAGACCACATCGCCATGATCAGCTGTGAGAAGTCGCCAAACAGCGCATCATTGTTCGACAGCTGATTAGACACGGTCACGGGGTAGCCGTTGATCTCGTTATCGGAGAACACGAACTCACCGCTGCCTGCATCCTTCTTGGTGCTCTTCAGAGCGCCGCGAGCAGAAGCGTTGATGATGTAGCGCAAGCTGCCAGCGTCAGCATTTGCCACAGCAACATCGGTCTCCATACCGATGTACTCGTCAAATGTGCCAAAGCTGGTCAAGGACTGAGTGCCGATGCCAGTAGTGTTGATAATGCCCAAAGGCTGGTTGGAAGAACCAGAGCCATTTAAGCCAACACGATCAAGCTCAAGAGCAAGAGACTTGGCGAGGTCATCACGGACCATTGCCTCAACGCTGATGTCAGATTGAAGCAGAAGCTTTCTGCTGAAATCCGTGAAAGCGCCGCACGTCTTTGGCGAAAGATTCACCTGCTCAATAGTTTGCTGAGATTCGGTGGGCGAAGACCCCTCGCCTACCCAGTAAGCAGAACTCGAGCCCGACTGCTTAGGAATTGAGATGTTGCCGTTGATGCCACTCAAGGTGGTCATTCCAGCGCCAGCTAGTGCAAGGCGATTGCGCAGTAACTCAATGAAATCGCCTGACAGCAGAACATCGTCGACAAGATTTCCACCAGCGGTTGCAACACCAACTGTCAAGTCACGACGCAGCACCTCATTAGGCACCACAATGCCGTTTGAGGCACGATCGTACTTTTTAGCAGCCTCGCGTCCTACCTCAATTTCAAACTCAGCTGCCTTGCGAGCCTGTGCGTCGCCAGGGCTTGCCAAGTGATTCAGTGCGCGAATGAAGCTGAAGCGCTTGACTTCTTTCTGAGACAGACCGACATCATTAGAAGTGACGTCGGCAGAACGGATAGGTTGTTCCACTTGACGAGTTCCGATTTTTTCGAGAAATGCAGCGCGAGCTTCGTCAATGGAGCTATCTCCATCAACCAACTCACGGGCTAGGTCTGCCATACGGTGTTGAGAACCGAGAGCATTGATAGCGGCAACGCGGTCTTTCTCGGCCTTTTTGGCCTCCGACCGAATCACCTCCAAGTTGGGAGTTTGTTCTTCCATCACAGGAGTGGGTGTAGATGCGGTGGTGACCGCTGAGCGATTTTCCTGTTTTGCAACAGGAGCTTCGTCCACAATAGTAGTGTCCGCAGGTTGTGAAGATTCAGGTGCAGCAGGCTCTTCTGAAAGAAGCGAGCGTCCGATACCAATTGTTGGATCAGCAGGAATTGAAACAAGGCTCAATTCATGTGGTGTCCAGCTAGTAGCAAGCATTCCTTCTTCGCGCTGCTCAACCTCATCGATCGAATAGCCAAACGAAATACCGCGCAAGATGCCGTCTTTAACGTCATCTAAGTACTGTTTGGCAAATTCAGAGCGCGAAAAGCGGATTTTGGCGTATGCACGCTTTTTGCCGTCATCGAGATAAGCCCTCTCTACAACACCTAGAACTTTGTCTGGATTGTGGTTGAACAGGAATGGCGCTCCGTCATTAAGACGCATGAAGTTAGGCGCCTTACTGTCGTGGCTCAGTATCTCAGTGCCGAAGTACCGCGTGACTGGGTACTCAGAGCTAAACGGAAACTCAAAAGTCCGCTCATCAATGCTGCGGATCTCGGTTGCCTCAGTACGCTGCATGCGCTCGCCAACCACTGAACGCTTTTCCTCCGGCTCTTCAGCGCGGATTGCGGCGATTTTGGTCAGCGTGCTGAACTTATGCCCGACCTTGCGATCGGTTGCTTCCTTGTCCCGATAGAGCGTGATCAGTGCAGCAGGATCATCTTCTGTGCCAGTGATCGTAAAAGACGAGTCAGGCACATCAATGCTGCCGTCACGCACGATGCGATCGATACGACCCTCGGCGCGGCCACCTGATGAATTCCAAGAGACAAAGTCTCCTGTCTTTAGAGCGTCAGGTGCCGCTCTTTCCTGTTCTTGCGCCATAGGGTCAAAGAGTTCTTCCCCATTATTGCTAATAAGTTGTCTACCCTCACGCGCTTTTTTAATTCGCTTTGAGCGGGCGTCAGACCAAGACTTGCCAGCATCTCCACCCCATGCAGCCCAAGCAACCCTGCCATTGCTCGGATACCCATCCTCTCCTGGGCTAAAGCCCTTGCCCTGCTTATCCACCTCATGCCTCGCGAACCAAGCGGACATGCTCACAACAGTGTCTGCACTTAGCTCATTGCCGCTCAAAATCTGACTAGCGCGAGTGCGTGCAACATCTGTGCCACCACCCTCACCTTCTGACTTCCAATCGCGATAACGCTGTGCTTCAGCCCTCATGCCGTCATTTGGCATGAGGTCAATGTCAACTCCGTTTACGTTTGCCATTGCTCCGCTTGCGGGTGGGCTGTGGGTCTTCTGATTCAAGCAAGGACAGCTGCATGTCCTCATCAGTCAAGTCAAGGTCCTTGTCTAGCTTGATGCCAGCCTCTTGAGCGATTTGCTGCTCACGAGCCAGCTCTGAGACATTGTCGTCAAAATCGCCGCCAGAGTAAGCAATGACTTGTGACTTAGTCATGTAACCGGCCTGCTCGGCCTCCCTGTAAGCCTTGACTTCTTTCAAGGGGTCAACCCAGCTCCAACCACGCGGCATCCACCGAGGCGATAAATACCTCTCTGGACGCAGCTCATAGTCAGGAAAGTTGCAATAGCCGCTTAGCACCGCAAGGTTCAGCCACTCGCGGAACACCCGCATATGCATATTGTCAATCAAATACTTCTGCACAACACGCCAGTGCTCACGATCCTCGAGCAGTGACAATCGTGAGCTGCTGTAGTTCGTATCACTAAAGTCGCGAGACAACGTTTCATAAGAACAACCGAAGCCTGACGCAAAACGTCTGACCTTGTTTTTAACGAACATCTCAAACTGCTGATCTGGAGAGTCAATGTCTGGTACAGAAACAGTTTCGCCAGGCGAAAGGTATTTAAAAGTGCCAGGCTCAAATTCACTTATGCGTTGATTATTTTCTATATCGTCAGGGACCAGCTCTCCCTCGTTATTTGTAATAAATCCCATGATACTTGCGCCCGCACGAGCGCGAATTACCGCTGCTTCTTCATAGCCTTGCAGCTGGTGTGCATCCGCCATCACGCTGTGGAACCACGGCACACCTCTGTTCTGACCTGGCCTTTCAGGCATAAACAGATGAATAACATCATCTGCAGGCAAGAAAACATGCTTAATTCCTGGCGATGGATTGCCTTGTAAAAATGTATCACCAGGGTGACGTGTCAAGATCGCATAACGAACAGGACGACCCCACTCATTAACTTCAACACCATTACGCCACTCATTCCCAGCAGCCAGCGTGTCACCTTGATAACTCTCGTCTAAAAAATCACTTTCGACCATCTGCAGCGCCAATGGCACCTTCGACTCGCCAAAGGCACGGCGCACAATTCTGAACATCGCCTCGCCTGATTCGCACATAGCGCCAGCAGCAAGCCACTCAAAATCATGAAAGCTATACCTGCCAGCGCAATCACAAGCATTCGGCCTAGTCCAATAGGACCACTTCGCCTCAATTTCAGCGTTGATCCTGTTGTCTCGCTTGCTTCCGCGTAACTGCAGCACCTGAGATTGAAGCTTGATGCCAGTGCCGATCACATTAATCTGCGTAGTACGTTTCGCTTGACGCGCATATGGATTGTTCCGCACCATCTCGCGAGAACGGTCCCGCAGTCTTCGCAAATTCCCTCGAATCTCCGCATCGGCACTCGCCTGCGTAGACATCCAATCAGATGTCAGACGCGAAACCATCGCACCTGTGTACCCACGACGGAACGTACGCGGGTTTGGCTTGCCAAAGCCAAGAAAATTTAAAATCCTTGTCCGGATACCCATGATCAGTTAAACCTCACAAACATGTTGCGTGGATTGCCGAGGCCATTTGCCATTAGCTCAGCCTGCTCTTCACGCTTAACTTCAGCTTTCAGCCGACCTTCTAGCTGAATAAGGTCTGCAAGGTCGTAACGCTTTAGGTTGCGGTTGCCAATCCTGTACTCCTGTACAGCACCACCTGCTAACAACGTTCTTATTGCTGTCTGGACAGCCTCTAGGTCTTTCTTGGCTTGACTACGACCGTCAAATTTAAGATTGCCAGACCCTGTGTAGCTGAGACTAGCTTCAACTGTCAGGCTGCCATAGCCGAGGGTCAAGCTTTCAGCTGCTTTTGTCGCTATCGCCTGCCAATACCACGTTCCAGCGTCGAAAGCCGCAGAATCTGTGGCGCTGATCGTAAATTCCCAACCCTGGTTGTAAATAGCACCTGTTGTGTTAAAAGCAGTTGGGGCTTGATTAGTTCTCAAAAAGTACTTAAGCGTCCACTCATCACTCTTGATGTCATTCCCAAAATTATCAGTGGTAGAGCCGTCTCTCCACTTGATGGTGTCACCAGCCCGGATCTCGCTTGGAATGTTCACAGGGACTACCAGGTTTGGACGAAATTACGGCGTTTAGGCCGCTTTTGTTGCTTAGATCCTAGCTGAGAAGCCTTATTAGGCTCATTTCGCCGCTCAAACTGATCCCAGATGCTTCTCCTGTCAAACTTCTGGTAAAGGCGGTGCAAAGCTGCGTATGCATAGACCATTTCGTCTAAAGCCTCATTAGCGCTCTGGCTCTTCTTAATCCACACTCGCTCCGGAAAACCATTTCGATATCTCAAAATTTGGCGCTCGGCCGTAATCTCAGCCAGGTACTCAGAACCGACAGTTGGATAAAAATGCAGATAACCAGGGCCAGGGTCGTTGTGCTTAAGTCGGCCGAATAACAAGCTCTTGATTCCATCAACACCCACAGGGAACAACGAAGCACCATTTTTCATGGCTCGACCCTTGAAGTTAATGTCAACTTTGCTTGGCTTGCCTAGCGGTGGCTTGCCTTTTTGGCCCATACCTTTAATTGCAATGACGCCCATTGCTGCACGTTCTCTTGCGTAGCCATACACCTCTTGCGTGTGGTGGCCACCTGAGTCAATGCAGCAAACCTCAATGTTTAGCTTTCGACCATCTTCTGTGTCGTAAGGATTTTGCAAGACCTCGTCTAACTGCTTCCAGACCTCTGGCCTGGACGGTGATCCATAAAGAACAACTCGATCAACCAAATACATCTCTTCATCTCGTGCGATCCCCCACACCGACAGGCTCAGTCTGTCATCTTGACAGTCGGTCCCACAAGTAAGTAACAACACTTCAGCTGGTGGCCTGCCTTGCTTATATGTCTCCTCTGCCGCACGCTGCAGTAATGACTCACCACTAATTTTGCTCGCATATTCGTCCTCCCAAACCTCACCTAATATTGTCTGAACGAAAGTCTTAAGTTGCTCTGCATCGTGCTTAGCATCTAAAAACTCTTCTACAAGGTTTGACCATGCTGCATTTGGTGAATAGCTGTAAGCAGCCCAAATATGAAATCCAACGTGTTTGCCATTCCCAGGCTTTGTTGCCCTCCATTCTCCTCTCTCAACCATCCACCGTTTTTTCGAGTGAGGAATCAATTCGCCGCATTTCTCACACTCATAACATGCTGTGGACGGATCATCATCGAGCCACTTGATCTGCGGCCAGCGTAGATACTGCATATGACCACACGCAGGACAGGGGCAGAAATATCTTTGTTCATTTGACTGCTGATACATCCGCTCTATGCGACTAAAATCTTTCACTGTCGGAGTAGACCCAGACACAATCTTTCGATTCCAGTAATACTCAGTACGCCGTATCCCTAGCTTGATCTGGTCACCCTCGGAACCAGCTGACGGCGGATAGCCATCGACCTCGTCAAACAGCACGATCCGTCTGCTAACACGCCGGAAACCACGCGGTGAGTTGGCTCCAACCAAGCTGAGAGTCCCGCCTGGAAACTGCTTTTGCAGAATCGTATTTGCTCCATCCTTTGCTTTTGCCTCGCTTACTAAACCTTTTAACGCAGGCGTATCACGAAGCATCGGTGCAATCTCTTCCTTTGAATAACCCTGCGCATCCTCGATCGTTGGTTGCACCAGCATGATTGGTGCTGGGTCTTGGTGGATGTAGTACCCAATTACATGGTTCAAAATCTTCGAGTACCCAACACGAGCTGACTTCATTACTGTCACCTGCTCGATGGCTGGATCAGATATTGCGTCCATGATTCCTTTTTGATATGGCAGCGTTCTCCAACGACCACCTTCAGCGCTCGATTCAGCGCTTAAAAACGCATGCTCATCAGCCCATTCACTCAAGCTCAGCTTCTTTGGTGGCTTGAACGCTGATAACGCTTTTTTCTCCAAGTACTGGATATTGCTCATTCTTCTTTTCCGCCAGAAAGGTCCTCGAGCGTCTCTCGCACAATATCTTGCAGCGCTTTCATGGCTGCTTCGTCTAGATCAGGTATCCGTTGCTTTGCCTTCGTAGGGATTCCAAGCATTTTGCCTCGCGCTAACGACACAATTTCTAGCCACTTCGCCTCGACCTCTTCAACTGGTACAAGTTTGCCTTGTTTCTGCTGCCTGTCAATTTCAAGAAGCTCTGCTTTTAAGTGCTCTGTTCTTGCGCGGCTTTCGTCGTAGTCCGGAACATATTCCTGAGTTCTACTCATTCGCTCTTCCGCTGTTCTTTTAGCAGGTGGTTTGTCAGGGACTTTGACCGCAACAGGTCGCTGTGTGTTCTTGTTCCACGCTTTTACCAATGTATCGGCATCCAACATCGGGGTGCCTTTTTTGTCTGGGTG